TTGGTTTGGATAAAATGCCGCAGCATTAACGCAAATCACGGTGTCAGTGATTCTCAACGAGTTGATAGTGGGACTTATAAAATTATATATCCTGATGCTAATAACGCAGAAAGCACATCAGGGCCATATATCTCTGCTATAAGTTCTGATGGGTTTAGTCTTGCCAACAGCGGAAGTGACAACCAAAACAATGAGACATATGTTGCTTGGAGTTGGAAAGCCAACGGGTCTGGTTCAACTAATGATGACGGAGCTACAGACAGCACTGTTAGCGTAAACACAACAGCAGGGTTTAGCATTGTCACATTTACAATGCCTTCAAGCGGGTCAACAACATTTGGGCATGGGCTGGGCGCAGTACCTGATTATATTATAGCTAAAGGTACAGGGGCTTCAGGAAACTGGTCAGTCTGGGTAAAACCACCTATGGACTCAACTGACGACTACATGCAGTTAAATACCAACGCAGCACAAGGCAGTTATTCAACAGTCTGGGGAGCCGCAGTTCCAACGTCCTCAGTCTTTGGGGCTACTGTCGGAGGGCTTGTTCCGGCCAGCACAACTGGTGTTGCGTATTGTTTCGCAGAAGTAGAGGGGTATTCAAAATGCGGTTCTTTTACGGGAAATGGAAACGTAGACGGCCCCTTTATTTACACAGGGTTTCGCCCTGCTTTTACTATGATAAAACGTACTGATTCAACAGCAAATTGGTTTATGTACGATAACAAACGAGATACTTTTAATCCCGTTAATGAGGGATTGTTTGCAGACATTGTTAATTCTGAAACTACACAAACAAACGGCATGATAGATTATGTCTCAAACGGTTTTAAAATAAGAAACACGGGAACCGCTATGAATGCAAGTTCAGGAACCTTTTCGTACATAGCTTTTGCTAAGTCCCCATTTAAATATGCCAACGCGAGGTAACGGAAATGGCAACGTATGTAAATGATTTACGATTAAAAGAAATAACTACTGGAGATGAGTCAGGAACGTGGGGTACAAGCACCAATACTAACCTAGAGTTAATTGGTGAGGCTTTATCCTATGCCACCCAAGATTGTTTTTCTAGTGATGCGAACGCAACAACTACGGTAGCTAACGGAGCAACAGACCCTGCACGGGCTATGTATTTTAAGGTCACAAGCACGGCAACATTAAGTACGACAAGAACATTAACAATAGCTCCAGATACTATTTCACGGGTTATGTTCATAGAGAATGCAACAACTGGATCTCAAAGTATTGCTATCAGCCAGGGTAGTGGTGCTAATGTAACTATTGCAACAGGTAAAACCAAAATAGTTTATTTGGATGGCGCTGGTGGCGGTGCGGCTGTAGTTGACGCTTTAGGGGCAATAGAAGATTTAATCAAGACAGGAACAAATGCCTCCCTCACCCAATTAAATATTACAGCACAGGGAGATCTGAGGCTAGAAGATAGTTCTGGTGGAGAATATGTTGCTCTCCAAGCCCCATCAACGGTTGGCTCTAACGTAACTTTTACGCTGCCATCGGCAGATGGTTCTGCCTCTCAAGTTCTAAAGACAGATGGATCTGGAAACCTTGGGTTTGTGACCGTAGCGGCTACGGGGACAGGTGCCTCGTTTACTCAAGTGGATATTACAGCGAGGGGGGATTTAAGGCTTCAGGATACTACGGGTGGGGAGTATATTGGTTTCGATGCCCCTGCTACAGTTAGTTCCAGTGTCACTTATACATTACCGGAAGATGGAAGTTCTGGTCAGGTTCTTAAAACAAATGGATCAGGAACCTTGTCTTGGACTACGATTAACACGCCAGGGGCAGCGGCAGAATTTACCCAGGTAGATATAACCGCTCAAGGTGATCTTAGATTACAAGACACATCTGGAGGGCAATATGTTGCTTTACAGGCACCGGGAACTGTTGCTTCAAGTTTTACGCTTACCCTCCCAACAACAGATGGCAGTGCTGATGAGTATCTCCAAACCGATGGGTCTGGAAATTTAAGCTGGGATGCAGGCACTGGACAATATAGCGCATGGTCTATCATCACAACTGCAACGTCTTTAGTGGCTAAAGGTCAGTATGTCTCTAATAGTGGCAGCGGATTAACCCATACCCTTCCGGCAGGGTCTGCAGGTGATACAATAACCCTTTCTAATGCAGGTTCAGGCACCGTTACTGTAGGTAGGACAAGCAGCCAGAAGATAGACTCTGCGGCTGAAGACGGAACTTTAAATTCTGGTGCTTCTGTCCAGCTAGTCTATGTTAATGACACCATCGGCTGGCACAGTTTATAGGAGTAATTTATGGCAGTTTTAGGTAATAGAGTTATTAAGAGCATACAACGGGGTAGTACGTCCCCCAGTAATGGTGGTACTACAGCAGTAACAATTACTGCGGTAGACACAAGCAAAGCCTTTGTTAGCGCAAGCTGTAAGAATGGCATTACGGCTGGGCAGACAAGTGGTGGTAGTGGCGCGGATATGATGGCAGCACCAACATCTGGAGCAGCGTTAACTGCCACTACAACACTTACGGTTTACGGTGGTACGAGTGGATATGCTGGGAATACAAATACAGCAAGTACACTTTATTGGGAGGTTATTGAATATGAGTAACACATATGCCTCTCTTAATGGTGATTCTATTTGTGAAGCGATTACTACTTACGATACCCCGTTTGATTCGCCGCCTTCCCATTATATGAAAATAGATAGCCATGATGAGTCCCTCCTTGGTAAAAGATGGAACGGTTCTAGTTTTGAAACGGTAGAAGAGTAAAGAGGTAATTATGGATCAGTTAATTGATTTGCTAAATGTTGCAACCGCCGTAGTCGCTGCCTGTAGTGCGATTGCTGCCATGACACCTACGCCCACCGATGATTCTATGGTTGCAAAGGCGTACAAGATCGTTGATATGCTGGCGATTAATATCGGAAAAGCGAAGGAATGACAGACCAGGATGCATTATCCAAAATCGAAATTCATGAGAAAGAATGTGCGCTTCGGTTTAAAGCTATAGAAGAACGGTTAGACCGTGGATCGTCGCGTATGGCGAGACTAGAAGGTCTGATCTGGGCAATGTATCCATTTATTTTAGCGGCAATATATCTGTCAAAAGATTTTTAGAGGTGCTGCATGATAGGCGAAGTTGCAGCCGTACTGTCAGCCCTCAAGGTTCTTAATGATGGGCTAAGTACCCTTAAAGAAAGTGCCGGACACGCTAATAGTTTGCAATCATTAGTAGGCAAGTGGGGGGAGGCAAGCGAAAAGTACAGAGATGTAGAGCGTTCCAAAGCTGGAGCAATGAGCTACAAAGAAGCTCTTGCGATGGAAAGCGCAAAGAGACAGTTAGAGAATTTTGATAGACAGTTTAAAGACATCTGTCTGATACAAGGTCAAGGGGATCTTTATACCAGCGTTAAGAATCGTATGGAGGAGAGCAGGTTAGCCCATGAAAAAGAAGTTGCCAGGATAAAAATTAGAAGGAAAGAGATACGGAAAAATTTAAACCTCGCAGGGACTGTAGCTTTTGCCTGGGTAGTGTTTATGGGGTTTGTTTGGGCATTTGTTTGGATAGTGGAGAATAGTCCAGATTGAATGATTATTGCTTTTTTACTGGTTGTTCTTGTGAATGGTGAAACAATATCAGACGACCGTATGCTATTTAAAAGTGTGTATAGATGTAATGAATTTGCTTTAGCGATAGAGGAGGGAAGAATGGCACCAAAGAATAAAAGATATACAAGAAACCAGAATGTTACAGCTTATTGCATCCCAAGAATGGTTAACCCAAACACAACACTATTTGAGTAAATAACATGAAAACATTTCTTTTAGCGATTATCCTATTTCTTCCAGCCTGTTCTTCTGTTCCTTTGTGTGGAGAGCGTGAATACAGTGTCACGCTTCCTTCCGGCATACCTTTTGTAGATGGAGCGTTTTCGCTTAAAACAAGTAATGATCATGTAGATTGTGAACTTGATCCCGAAGAAAGAGCACTACCTAATGGCTAGTCATCAGGAGTTAAGTCAACTCTGTGCAAGGTGTTACCAAGAGGCCACGTTCGAAGAAGCCAATATTGAGGTGCTCGTTAAAGATAATATTTTTGCATTTCGGGGAACCGATGAGCCCCTTGATGCAATCAGGGATCTGAGAATCATACCGCTTTGGACAAGGGAGTTAGGTTTTTGCCCCGCAGGATTCCTTAAAGCCAGTAAACGCCTGGTGAATAAAGTAACCAGCGTTTGTCTTGAACTTGATATTGACCATAAGAACATTGTGCTGACAGGCCACTCCCTTGGCGGTGCTGTGGCTATGATCCTGGGAGCTTTGATGACGCGGGATGAAATCCCCCCTAAACAAATCGTCACATTCGGTGCGCCCAGATGTGGGCGGCTCAAAATATTAGATGGGGTATCAGTGACGCAGTACAGGAACGGCAAGGATATTGTGCCGCTGGTTCCCCCTCTAATGCGAAGGCATGACAAGCTGCTGGAATTAGGTCGTCCAGGGGATAGCTGGATTAAAGACCATTTTGTAGTGAACTATGTAAAAATGAACAAAGAACCGGAGTACCGCTAATGGCAAAAGGTAAAAGGCTGGAAGAAGGCAGCGAATACGCTATGTACGATGTCGATGGCGATGGTACTGTCTCTGACGAAGAACTTGCTATGTCTGAACGTATGCAGAACCTATCTGTGATGCACGAAAAAGCCGATGCCCAGCGGAACATGTGCTGGCTGGCTCTTCTTGGAATGCTTCTATACCCAAGCCTTGTTGTTTTCTGTGACCTGCTTGGATTGCATAAGGCTGCGGAGCTACTTGAAGCGATGAGCTCGATATACTTCGTCAGTGTCGGCGGTCTTGTCTCCGTATGGTTCGGCAGCGTGGCGTACACCAACACAAAAAATGGAGGCTCTAAATGACAGTTAATACTGAACAAGTTTATGAAGAGATTTCTTCAGATGAAGGCAAAGTTCTTCATTGTTATTTTTGTTCTGAAGGACATGCAACCGTTGGGATAGGCCATAAAATAATCAGAGGTGAGCCAGAACATTATCTTCCTGTACATGGGGTACGTGATCCGGTTCCTGAAGATGAAGGAATTACAGAAGAAAGATGTTATGAACTCTTTCAGCAGGATGTCTCTATTGCTATAGATGGGTGTGAAGCTATTTATTCTAACTGGGAAGATCTTCCAGAGGAAATGCAACATGTCCTGGTGAATATGTGTTTTCAATTAGGACAAGGCGGTCTAAGCAAGTTTAAAAACTTTAAGTCGGCTATTGAGGATAAAGACTTTCAACGTGCCTCAGAAGAGATGCTGGATTCAAAGTGGGCGCGTCAAACCCCTGCTCGAGCAGAAAGATTAGCAGAACGAGTTATGTTGTTAACGGAAGAATAAAATGCCATTACAGCCTTTACAATTTAAACCTGGTATTGACAAAGAAAGCACCAGCTATACAGCGGAAGGCGGCTGGTTTGACGGTAATCTTGTACGTTTCAGAAAAGGATTTGCCGAAAAGATAGGTGGCTGGGAAAAATATGTTCTTGTTTCTTATGAAGGAACCGGAAGAAAGCTACATAACTGGGTCAATCTAGCTGGAACAAAGCTACTTGGTTTAGGAACTAGATTTAAACTTTATATACAGGATAGTGCCACTTATAACGATGTTACGCCATTAAGATCTACGACAGGTGCAGGCGATGTAACCTTTGCTGCAACTAACGGGTCTTCAACACTGACAATCACGGATACTGCCCATGGTGCAGTACAAAATGATTTTGTTACATTTTCTGGGGCTGCTAGTTTAGGGGGCAATATTATTGCCTCGGTGCTTAATCAAGAATATCAGATTGCTACTATAGTTAGTGCAAACTCTTACACCATTACTGCAAAAGACACTTCTGGAGATACAGTAACTGCAAATTCCAGTGACAGTGGTAATGGTGGTAGTTCGACCGTTGGTAAGTATCAGATTAATGTTGGCCTTGATGTTTATGTTAGTGGAACAGGATGGGGAGTTGACACTTGGGGATCTTCAACATGGGGATCTACCTCTTCTCTATCTGCAAATAATCAGTTACGTCTATGGTCTATGGATAATTTTGGTGAAGACCTTATCGCTAATCCAAGAGCAGGTAATATTTATTATTGGGATAATACAAGTGGTACTTCAGCCCGAGCCGTTACATTAAGTAGTTTATCCGGGGCTAATCTTGCACCGACAAAAGGTCTTCAGGTTATTGTCTCAGATGTAGACCGGCATGTCCTTGTTTTAGGTGCAGACCCAATTGAAAGCGGAGCCAGAAGTGGCAGCATAGACCCATTGCTGATTGCTTTTTCAGATCAGGAAAATGCTGCAGAATGGGAACCTCGATCAGATAATACAGCAGGCTCTCTCAGATGTTCTGCCGGTTCAGAGATTATTGGAGGGTTACGAGCTAGACAGGAAACAATGATCTGGACTGACGTAGCTCTTTATAGCTTACAGTTTATTGGGCCACCATTAACGTTTGGCCTTAATATTATTAATGAAGGGGTTAGCCTGGTTGGTCCTAACTGTGCAGTTAATACCCCGGCTGGAATATTCTGGATGGATAGAAAGGGTTTCTATCGTTATACGGGTACAGTTCAAAGCGTTCCATGCACGGTTCAGGCTTATGTTTATGATGACCTAAACCAGCTTCAATCATCCCAATTTTTCGGGTTTGTTAACAAAGAGTTTAATGAGGTAGGTTGGTTTTATTGTTCTTCTTCAGCCACTGTTATTGACCGTTATGCAACTTATAACTATGTAGACAATAACTGGTCTATTGGCCAATTATCAAGAACAGCATGGATAGATGAAGGTATATCTACTACTCCCATTGCTGCCGGTAAAGCTTCTTCTACACCTTATCTGTACAAACATGAAGTTGGCAATGATGCCGATGGCTCTGCAATGGAATCAGTCTATATCCAATCCGGGGATTTTGATATTGGAGATGGAGAAGACTTTCAATTTATCAGGCGCATGATACCTGACGTTGACTTCACTGGATCAGGCGGTAGCACTCAAGCTTTAAATGCTGTTTTAAAAGTAAGAAATTACCCTGGTGATTCTTTTACAACAGATCAGACTACTTCTTTTACCGGCAGCACTACCCAGATAGATATGAGGGCTCGAGGCCGTCAGGCTGCTTTAAGGTTTGAAGCTGAAGATTCAGGTGTGGGTTTTAGGCTGGGCAGAACCAGGCTGGATACGCAGCCAAACGGGAAAAGATAATGGCAAAGATTCTGCAAACACAACTGCCTACTGCTTTAGACCAGAACGTAACTTCTGATACGTTCAATCGTGCTATCAGGGTTCTGGAGCTTAACCTAAATGCCGTTGATGTGGACCAGACTCCTCAATTTAATCAGGCTACCATCGATGAATCAAAGTTTAGGAATGGGGATATTATCTGGAATACCACCCTGCAGAAACTTCAGGTTTATGATCAAGACTCTTTTAAGACCATATCCTATACATCCCGCACATTGCTGGCCACAGCCAGTGTCGGCACAGTCCAGGTAATCACCAATGGTTCAATTACAGTAGAGGTCGGATGATGACTAAATTATGCCCACGCGGTAAGAGTGCAGCAAAAAGTAAGTTTGATGTTTACCCTTCAGCTTATGCTAATGCTTATGCCAGTAAGATTTGTGCGGGAAAAATTAAAGATCCATCTGGCACCAAGAAGAAAGACTGGGCTGCAAAAAATATGAATGCTGGTGGCTTTGTTGCTAAAAGATATCGCATGATTAATCCGAAAGGGTTTAATAAAATGATGCCAAACAAAAGGCCGAGAACCAGGATATCCTGATGAGTTTAAACGAATGGTTTGGCAAAGGATCAAAGGGCGATTGGGTTGATATCGGCGCACCTAAGCCGGGAGGCGGCTTTGAAAAATGTGGTAGAAAATCTACCAAGAATTCAAGCAGAGCCTATCCTAAATGTGTTCCAGCATCTAAAGCTTCTAAGATGACTCCTGCTCAAAGAAAAAGTGCGGTGACCCGAAAGAGGTCAAAACCACAGGGCGTAGGCGGAAAACCCACTAATGTCAAGACATTTGCTGCTTCAGGTGGACTAATGGTGAGCCCCGTGATAAAGAAGTATAATAGAGGGTGCGGTGCGATTATGTCGAACCGAAGAAAGAAAACAAGGTACACCTAAATGTTTAGGCGTTATGCTCAAGAGTTTAGTGGCGGCGGCGAAGTTATGCCAAAGCGGAATAAGAAAAACTTCCGCCCCACCGAAGAAGGCGCAGGTATGACCCCTCGCGGCGTTGCGGCTTATCGTAGAGATAATCCTGGTAGTAAATTAAAAACTGCTGTCACTGGTAAAGTAAAACCCGGCAGCAAAGCAGCAAATAGACGTAAGTCTTATTGCGCTCGTTCTGCAGGGCAGATGAAACAATTTCCGAAAGCTGCAAAAGATCCAAACTCAAGATTACGTCAAGCACGTAGAAGGTGGAAGTGCTAATGAATGGCCGAGTTAAATACGGCATATTGCCTAGCATGCAAATAGGGTCGCCTTTAGCTAAAGGCATTGGTGCTGTTAACCAATTTTTTCAAACAGATCCAAACTATGAAAGACCTGGTGGAACTTCTGCAGAAGGTTTGATGGGAGGAGTCGGACCTTTTTTTGGCTCCCCTATATATCAATCTCGTTTAAATAATCCCGAAGATAATCTTCAGTTTAAAAGTGATTTTACTTTGGCGTCGATGGGGATAAATCCTGCAGGAGATAACTCAGCTATGAGCGGTGTAAATTCAGATAATCAGAGACTCAGAGATATTGAAGGCTTCGATTGGTTTCGAAGGATGATTTTAAGAATGATTCCTCGCGTACATTATATAAATCTAAGAGGCCCAGCGATAGTTGATTTAAATCCAAACGGACAGTGTCCTCAAGGATTTAGAAGAGAATCTCATGAAGGTAGAGAATATTGTCTTGCATTAGGAGTCCCTGGGCCATCTCAGCAACAACCATCGGATGGATCTCAACAACCATCGGATGGATCTCAAACTACAGGCGAACTCACTGCAGAGCAAAAAGCTGATGCTTTGTCAGGATTTGTATCCCGTACTGGTGGAGAAGTTTCTGAAGAAGATAAGCAAGGTTTCCTTGATTGGTTAGGGGAATGGTGGAGAGAAAGAAGATTAAGAGGAGGAAAAGATCCTGAGATAGGGTCAATTTGGGATATATTATTTCCTCCAGGAGGACTTGGCATAGGGCGACTTAGAATACCGTGGCCTTGGAATATTGGAAAAAAAGATACTAAGAAGGAAGGCACTCAAGAAGGCACTCAAGAAGGCACTCAAGAAGGCACTCAAGAAGGTACTCAGGAAGGTACTCAAGAAGGTACTCAAGAAGGTACTCAAGAAGGTGGATCTGAAGGAGGACAGTCTGGAAGTAAAGGTCCAATAGACGATACAAACGGCATACCTGGAGGGACTACTCCGCAGGGATGTTTCGAACTTGCTAAACAAAAAGGCAACTGGGAAAAAATGAACCCAGCGCAGCAAAAAGCTGCAAGAGATTATGCTGAAACTTTACCTTCGGGAAGTATCCCTCCTTGGTTGTTAGCTTTGCTTGGATTAGCCGCTGCGCAAGGTGAAACCGGATTTGGTAGCGGGGCTCCCAGTACATTGCAGGAAGCTGCAACCCAGAGATCAATGCAAGTATACGGTGATGCTGATCTATTTGACCCAAGGGGCGGGTCACCTTTAACAGCAATGGACCCTCGTTTCAAGAACCTTCAATCCTTTATGCCAGCAGGTGAAGTGCCTGACTTTAATCTGGGATACAGGGGAATGCCCGGCCAGTTGTATGCAAATTACGGGGGCATTGGGCCACTGGGGACACCTGGACCGCAAGGAAATATGTGGGCTACACAGCCATTAAATCGGGGTGGCACATTTCAACCGCCGCCGCCGCAACAGAACTATGTCCCTATAAACCAGCCGGGTGGAATACCAGGTGTATTGCCTTTCAATAACTCCGGTTATATACAATATGCAGCAGGTGGGGGCGAAGCGAATTTTCCCAGAAAAAATGGGCAGATAGCGGGACCAGGGACTGAGACTTCAGATGATATACCCGCTATGCTTTCTGATGGTGAGTTTGTTGTTAATGCAAAAGCAGTCAGGGGTATCGGTAATTTGATGGGTAAAAGACCAAAGAGTAAATCTGCCCAAAGAAGAGAGGGGGCAAGAGCCATGTATGAATTGCAAAGAGCGGGTGAACAAGCCGCGAGGATGGGAGGACATCTGTAATGGGTATATTTGATTCAAGCACTGAGGTAGTTGATACAACACAACCTTATGTTCTTCCGTCTTCAGAAAAAGCATTCACTGATCCCGCAACAGAATATAGTGCGAGACAATTATTATCAGCATACTTCGGTGGGCCATCACAACCTGGTCTGTTAAGCCAGCCAATACCTGTTCCGGTACAACAGACCGCAGGTCTAGGTCCACTTGAAGTTATGGCAAGAAATCTGGCTGGTGGGCTGGGTGGATTTGGCCCACAACTCAACATGGCGCAGCAGTATTACATGCAGAGCGGTATGGGATACAACCCATACTCTGCTCAGTCTTTTATGAATCCTTATATGCAGAATGTTTACCAACCTCAGATGCAAGAGATCAGTCGGCTGGGTGAAGAACAGAAAAGACAAGCACGTTCCAGGCAAGTACAAGCAGGTGCTTTCGGTGGATCTCGAGGAGCCATTCAGGAAGCAGAGATAGATAGAAGCACAATGGACAGACAAGCTCAGTTAGGTGGAGATCTGCTATACAAAGGCTATGGCGATGCTATGGATCGTTCCATGACCGGCTTTGAAAATATGCAGGGAAGAAGAGCCGGAGCAGCGTCTGGCATAGCTGGGTTAGGTCAACAAGGATTTGATATGTTGTCTGGACAAATCGGCATGTTAGGTAGCCTTGGCCAGTCTGGCAGAGGTATTCAGGACACAGCGTTTGCGAATCAATATAAAGCTGCAACTCAACTGGCTGATGAACCATACATGAGGTTGCAACGTGGACAACAAATGCTGGGTGGATTGGCTCCGTTCTTACCTACTTACAGGTCTGGATTTGGCACCCAAACTAATCAACTTCAAGCATTTCAAGAGCCAAGTACATTCTCAAGAGGATTGGGTGCTGCTATTGGAATCGGCGGTCTATTAGGACTCTTTTAATTAGGGGAAACAAATGATTTCTGACATATACAATCGACCTATGTTCCAGACTCCAGAACGAAGGGCTGGCGGAGGTATCATGGCTGGCGTTGCTCCCATTAATCAGTTCATGGGACCGATGAGATTAGAAGATGGGGGTGACCCAGGTCTGACAGAATATGCTGCACTTGCTCCAAATGTGTTCTCCGACATGATGGAAAATGTTAAGTTATCTGATGATTTTTTCAGCACAGAAAAAACTGAAGCTGGTTCAGGAATAAACTTTAGAGATATTACCGACTTTTTAATTGTTGACCCAAGTGACCCTGTGGATATTGCTATAGCTTTAGCAACAGCACCTTTACTTATATATCCTCCTGCAGCAATTGCTGCCAATTTAGCAAGACAAGGATACAAAGCTTCAAAAATAGACAAGGTTGTAGATAAAGCTAAAGCAATTCAAGAAAGTCCATCTGTAACAGATAGGCTAAAAACTGCAGGCATTGGTTATGGAATCATGGGAGGTGCTAGGTCTGTCCCAGGTATATCTGAATCTCTTGTTAATCTAGTTTCTGAAGAGCCAAAAGATTCCGAAGATCAGTCAGGCGGGATTGCCAAGATAGCAACCAGCATTGCTGAAGCAAGAGACATGAAGGTGCCGACCTTTACGCGAAATGATAAAGAACTTGCTGCAGTGACTGTAGAAGATGTCGAGCAATCAGGACTTGGTTCATTACAAAATTACCTGAATGAAATGGACTTTGATGAAGACCTAGGCGAGTACATCAAGAAGGTAGAGGACAAATCTGGCGGCGGCATCATGAAGCTTAACAGGGGTGGTAAAGTAATTGATTTCTTCTCTGATTTCTTTAAAAGACTTGAAGATGCAGTTAAAAATAAAAATATTGATGAAATTAAAAATTTAAAAAAAGAATCATCATCAACGGATCTAAACGCAGTGCAAAGATCCACAGTTGATGGCGAATTAAAAAATGCAGAAATTAAATTAAAAGAAGAAGGTCTTGATATTGATCTGGATGCACCTCCATCCAGACCCGTTGAACCAGTAAGCAGTACTGCAGCTGGATCAGGTTCTAAAATTATAAACTATGCAAGAGAGAATCCTTTAAAAACAGCCGCTGCTGTTGGAGGGGCAGGTACTTTAGGTTACATGTACGGGACAACTGACCCAGAAAAACAGGATGAAGTTATAACTTCTTCAGGTGAACCAAGTGAACAACCGGGAGATGATACTACAGATACAGGAAAAGATAGTGGTCAAGGTTTCTTTGCCAACACAAGAGACTTCATAGGCAACACATTAGGAAAGTTGGTTCCTGGAGAATTGAAAAACCTCTACGCTTCTGACCCAAGAAAAGCAATGTTCATTGCTGGTCAACTTATGAAAGCAAGAGAAGGTGTTGTTCCTATTAATACTTTGACCGCATTAACTGAAGCAGAAGCTGCTTATGAAAATATGAGATTGGAAGAAGAATCGAAGAAAGCGCCTATCATGCAAACAGCTAACGCTTTAATTGATAAACTAGAAGAACTGGGCAACCCATTAGAACCAGAAAATCAAGAAGCACTTGTATTAACTTTGTTTGAGGCTGCTCAAGGTAATGAAAGACTTAAATCTTTAATTGATGCTATAGATGACGCGCCTGAGTTACTTAAAAACCCACAATTTATAGACACAATAACCCAAGAACTTATAAAGACAACTCCAAAGATTACAGAAATAGTTGCAGGAAATAGAGTCTAACTCTCAAACGCTTCGTAAAGTAAATGGCTATAGTAAAATTTTTAAATGATGGATCGAGTGTTCTTTTTGAGGAAGGAACTGAACCTTCAATCATTCAAAAAGAATTACGAGAAAAAAATCTAGCTTTAGCTTTAGAAAGAAAAAAATTAGAGAAACAATTAAGCCCTGATTATAACCCAGGAACTACCCTTGAAGCTGATGAAGTAAGTTTCTCTGGTAAATTTGGTAAAGGTCTGTTGAGCGGCTTGGTTGAAATACCGACCAACATTGTTTCTGGTGTTGGCTACGGATTACAGCTTGCTGGCCAAGAGGAAGCTGGGGAAGAATTGATCGCACGATCAAAAGCTGTTGAAGAAAGATTTGCTCCAGATATAGAAGGTTATGGATTATCTGCTGAATTACCAAAAGCTTTAGTTCAGTTTGGCTTACCCGGAAGCTTCGTTTTAAAAGCTGCAAAGAGTGCTAACTTAGCAACAAAAGCTGCAGCTTTAGGGGCCGCTGAAGGGTTAGTGGCCGGTGAAGATATGCAAACCATTGGCGATGCATACATCGGCATAGGTCCGACTCTTACTAAAGATTTATCTCATCTTGAAGGTCAAGAAAAAGCCTTGACCGCATTAATGAATAAAGGAAAAGTTGGCCTTGAAGGGGCTGCATTAACTGCTGGGATTCCTGCGGTGTTTGGTTTATTAGGAGCAACCTTTTCAGACGTAGCAACAGTAGGATCAAAAGTCCCTGGAGTAAAGCAGGCTGGTAAAGAGCTTGATAAATTTATTAGTTCAACAGGGAAAGGCATAGATAGTCTTTTAAATAAATATCCTAAAGCAGACAAGTTAGCAGGACTTTTTCGTTATAGAGGGATATTGCCTGACAAAGAGCTTGCAGAGATTAGAGATGCCAGAGCTGTAGAGTTTGCTGCGTTATCTTTTAAGAATCAGTTAACTTTGGATGAAGTTAACAACACGATGACTCGAGCTTTTAAAACTGGAACTCAAAATGGTGTTGCAGAAAAAAACATCATGGACGCGCTTGACAGTTACTTGTTCCCCACAGATGAAATACTGGAAGCAGATTTTTCAAAAGCAGCAAACACTCAAGCTTACGGACAAGCTTTATCCAGACAAGAAGAAGCTGCAAAAGTTTTAATTGAAACTGATAAGAAGCTTGGTTGGGTTGGAGCTAAGATAACATCTAAAACAGCCGCTGATGATATAACTTCTGAATACAGTTTGTTTCGAGCAGCAAAAAGAGCCAGAGATACCATCGATGAATACAGTAAAAGAATAACCTCAAAGCCAGAGTTTTTGCCCGAAGGTGTTGAAGATATTATTGGCGGTCAACTTGGTCTTTATGCGACTAGACAATACAAAGCTTTTCTTGACCCAGGTTGGCAACCAACTGAAGAAGCTGCAGAAAAAGCTTTGGAAACAGTAATTGCCCTAAACAAAAAAGCAGGTAAAAAAATATCAAGAGAAGAAGGAGTTTCATATCTTAGACGTTTAGTTGACTCAAAAGGTTTTTTGAATGCCACTTTAGACCCGAAACAAATTCAAGAAACAATAGAGCTTAAAAAAGTTAGTGATGGAGTGTTGAAAGGCAGAGAGCTTAATGCTCCTGCCATTAGAGAATGGTTAGGCGAGTATACCTCTAGGCCAACCTTTGCTGGTCGCCAGCTTGATGTTGATGAAAGAAAAGCAAACCTCATGGTTAAAGCAAAAGAAACCATGGGCAGGCAAGCTGCGCTAATTACCCAAGGTGATTTCATAGATTACCTTCAGACCTACAACAAAACTCTTCCTAACGACAAGAAAATTTTCCTAGACTCTCCGCCTCTTATGGCGGCAAAAGAAGAGTATTTTGAAATGCCTAAGCAGTTAGGTTACGGGGCTTTAGCGGGGAAGTGGGTAAAGAAAGATTACCTTTCTGCTTTGCAAAAAAATAACGAAAGCTTTTATCAAAACATGCCTGTTCTTGGCGCAGCTTACAGCACCTTTTTAGGATTAAAAGGTCTGTCTCAGTTAGGCAAGACTGTTTACAACGTAACTGGCCAGATAAGAAACGTTACTAGCGCCATGGGTTTTGCCATAGCAAACGGCAACTTACCAAACAGATCAACCTTTTCAGAGGGATGGTCTACTGTAGCGGCAAACGTAACGAAAAAATTTCCTACGGAAGTTGATCTAAGAAAAAGATTTCAATACTACGCAGAGAGAGGAATCGTTGGACAACAAGCTCAATTGGGAGAACTAAAAGACTTAATCCAAGAAGCTTCTGAATACGGCGGCTTAGGAAAGAAATTGTTTTCTAACAGGATCATGGAAAAAGCTCAAAACAATATCATGACTAGACTCTACCAGGGGGGTGATGATGTTTGGCGTATCTTTAATTTTGAATCTGAAGCAAACAAACTTAGAGCCATGGTTACTAGCTCCCAGGTTAAAGGTCAGCCTTTTATTTTAAAAGCAACCACTAATCGTCAAAGACAAATAGCTAGGGAAGCTGGGTTAGACGCTAATAACGTCAATGTTCTTGATATAAATAACAAAAAGCTGGTCAATGAATTCTTGGAAGAAGAGGCTGCATTTGTTACTAGGGATGTAGTTCCTAACTATGAAAGAGTTCCTGAAGTTGTCAGAATGATTAGAAGAACTCCTCTTGGTAACTTTATTGCTTATCCCGCTGAGATTATAAGGACAAGCGCAAATGTATTAGGCAGAGCAATCAAAGAGATATCTAGTGAAAACCCATATCTTAGATCCAGAGGCATGGAAAGATTGTTAGGTTTTACTGCAATAACTACAGCGATACCAAGTGGCACCGTTGCTTTAGGTACAATGTTAACAGGAGCTACTGAAGAACAAATTGCCGCATATAAAAGATCTTTTGCTTGGCCTTGGGAAAAGACAGCTACGCTTGTTCCTCTAAGCACAGACAAAGATGGCAACGTAACAGAAGTCATGAATCTGTCTTATACAATGCCTTACGATTTTTTGTTACGTCCTTTTGCTGCAGTTCAAACGGCTGTAGATAACGGAGTTAGAACCGAAAAAGAATTAACAAGTATAGCAACTGATGCAATGTCAATGATGTACCAGGACATGTTTGCGCCATTCTTTGGTGAGTCTATGTTAACTGAACGCCTTGCAGATGTTTTTGTTAGAAACGGACAAACAAATTTTGGAACAAGAGTCTGGAGCGTAAACGATAATTTAGATTTAGGTGAAAAAACTTACGCAGGGTTCGCTCATATCTTCAATGGTCTTGTTCCAACTATGTCGCCAGCACAATTAAATCCAAAGGTAAGCTTTAGAAAAGCTATACAGTCTGTTCCGGGTGACGGAACCTTGGGGGAAAAAGTTGCTCATGTTGGCTTTAGAGGATTTAATGTTGGGGACTTGCCTCGATCTGTTCTTGTTGAAAGCCAATTAGTTAATCCCAAGTACAGAGTTAATGACAAAAGCAGGCAGGTAGATTTCTCTGGCGAAATGACAGAAGCTATAAGCGGCACCAAGTCAGTTAAATTTGATATTAAAAGAAGACTTGGCTTCCAGGCTATTGAAGCTGCTGGAGAATTAAGGACGGCTCAACAAGAGTTGAATAATTTAAGAAGAGCGTCTGGATATAGAACTTCAGAAGAATATTTGAACGCTTATAAAAAAGCTAATGAGATGAGGTTCAAAGCTTTAAAAGAATTGTCAGTTGCAGTTGATGATGCAGAATATCTTGGTATGAATAAGTCAGAAATCTACAAAATATTATCTGATGCAAGAGTCGCTGATTGGCAAGACGTTGTTAACAATAACTTCATTCCTTACAGCCCTCCACCAGATATATTTAAAGATGCTTACGAGGTTGGAGAAACTAAGATTAGAAACATTGCAGACAGAACAGAAATGTTTGAAGAGTATTCAAAAAATCTAGGAAGGCAACTGTCTCCAGAATTTGTTCGTCCTCCGGTGAGTGCGCCTGTCACATCAGACATAGGATTGTTTAGAGATAAGTCTCAAGTAAGTGATAGTCAAAGAGCCGCGCAAGTTTTACGCCAGCAGGAAATGAGAAAACTATTGGGTGTTGATTGATTCCACAGCGAAAGCGCAAGAGCAAATACTACGCAAAGAAGGTTGAGTACGATGGTATCAAGTTCGACTCAAAGCTTGAGGGTGCGCGGTATAAAATACTAAAGGCAATGCAGGATCAGGGAGATATCTGTGAGCTTGAAGTCCAGGTTCCCTATGAGTGTGTGGTCGAGGGCAAGAGGGTATGCAAGTACATTGCCGACTTCAGGTACAGGTGTGGTGATGATGTCATGGTAGAGGATACGAAGGGTGTGATTACCCAGGTGTTTTCCTTGAAGAAGAAACTGGTTGAAGCCCTGTACCCAGGGCTCATTATCCAGATCATCAAAGACCCAAGGGAGTTACCTAGAACGGCGTTTTATCCTCATCCATTACCTGAATCTTCCTGAAGTCATCAAACTCACCATCGAAGTAATTGCGCAGCTTCTCGAGTTCAGAGATACCTTCAAAGCGAAAGTCCAGCTTTGAGAGCTCACGCATCTCAGGGCTGCTGAAATGCTTGTCACCCAGCTTATCAGCCGTCACATTGTAGAAGGTAAAGATCCCAGCCTGGTAGGCCATGACATCAGTATCGCTTTGGTCAGGAAGGAAGTCAGCCTTGACCAGGTTGGGGTTCCACAAGTGATCCCTGCACCCGGCCTTCTGTTCATCGACAGTTAACTCTTTGTTAAACCTCGCACAATGCCATGCCCCTTCGGTCCCATCGAGGACAGGTGAAGATGAATGGCAGTTCCGGCAGTTCACTGAAGGAGGTAACCGATTGCCGAGATAAGAATCCCGATACTGAGGCGTAGCATTCTTGAGCCGCCAATCGTTCTCCCCCATCCCCGAAGGAGGCGCGTCAGAAGTAATGATTCGTTCTGCTTTCTCTTGGGCCTGTTCCCAGATCGACGGGTTGAAGTCCACGATCTCCGAATAGATTTCGCTGGTGTTCTTGTTGACGACAACAGCCATTGCCTTCTCTAACCCAAAGCACCCCATGTAGCAATGCAACTGCCACTGGTAGCTTCTGGACCAGCCCTGGTAATCACCAAGCTTTACTAGTTCTTTGAACCGCTTGTCGTTGGCCGACTTGTTCTCAAAGATCAGCATCATCTCAGGTTTATCCTCGATGACCCGCTTAACAAAGCCATCGCAGCTACCGCCGAAGTGTCCACCGACAAAGGAAGCACGATACTGCTTGCCTTCTTTATCCACGGCAGAGATATCAAACACATTACTGCGCTTGATGAAGTCAACCACCTGATCCTCGATGTGGTTACCGAGGTCAAACAGTCTGAGCATCCGGCCTTTGAAATCAGAGGGCAGGCACCAATGGTAGTTCAACCATAGCTTCCGCTCATCCTCATCCCCGATAACACTCATGCCTAGGTGGGCTCGATAGTTGTCGTTATTGTCCTCAATCCATTGGTCTATCTTGTCAAAAAGTAACGCCGATGACATTCCAGTACCTCCCCTCTTTTCTAATATTAATCTTCGCTACGTTGTTCAGGATGCCGTCATTCACCAGTTCAACAGCCGTATCAATGTTGTAAGGCAGGTTTCTACCTCGCGACATAATTTTCCATTTCTTCTCAGCAACCTCCCGTGGCTTGCCGCGCATCTCTACCATCAGTGCCGTGCTGTACGGCCAATACTGGTTTTGCGATTTGAAAAGAATCTTCAAGTAATCATTACCGTTCTTACTGGTTGCACGTTCAGCACTGATTGATTGAACAAGTTCCTGCTTTTCTATAGTGGCAACTTCTTCTATTTCATCTGACAGGACATGTCCCTCTACAGCTTCAGTCGTTTCAGATGCTTCCTGTTCCTTTTCGTTGACGACAATTTCAAGTTTAGGCGGGGGCTTTGGTTTTGCAGCCCCACACTCTACGCAATGCTTGTACTCAATATCGTTCACGGCAAGACAGGCATAGCCATTATCCTGCTCTGCTTCGCAGATCCAGATCTTGGGTGAGTCATCCGCAAGTTCTTCATCTTTCTTGTTTCGTTCAGGTCTGGCAGTGTCAATGCACCCGTGGCGCGCCATATTCCCGCCGTAATCCAGAAGCATACAGTCTTCCTTGTCTTCCCATGGACGCATCCCACGGCCACAGATCTGGACATATAATCCGAGTGATTTGGTAGGCCGCAGCAGGGCAATGCAGTCTGTCCTTGGTGCATCCCAACCCTCAGTCAGGACGGCTACGTTGCACAATGCATTGATCCTGCCTTCTTCAAAGTCCTGAAGAATTTTTTCTCGCTCATCTGTTGGAGTCTCAGCCGTAACACATGCCGCCTTAATATTATGGTTTCTCAGGAACAACGCCATCTTCTGGGCATGGACTACACTCACGCAGAAAAAGACAGTACTGGTGCGCCCCTTGGTGTAAGCCTTATCAATCCAGTCGTTGATGATGGCGTACATCGTTTGGTCCACAATCGCCAGCGACTCAAGGTCGGACTCACGATAGTCGCCGCCTTTGAATTTAAGCCGAGCCTTGGACGCATCGATGACCGCATTGTCAGCCACCTTGAAGGCAGATAAGCGGGACAGGTATCCCTGCTTGATCAGATCCGGTAGCTTTGCCCGGTAGGCCACACCACTAAAGAAGTGGTCATCCATACCATAGATATAGCCCTGCCCCATGCGGTATGGGGTGGCCGTCACACCGAGGATCTGGGGGCAACCAATCTCCTCAAAGTGGTCAATGATCTTCCGATACCGGCTGCGCATCTCAGGGCCAACATGATGGGCCTCATCAATAACGATGTAGTCGAACGGATAGGACTTCTCAAGGCGTTTCTGGGAGGCCAGGGTATCTCGACTGGCTACGACAACAGAGGCCGTGTGGTTAAACTGGCGAAGGCTGGCGGCAAGTATGCCAACTGGTGCTTCAGGCCAGACGTTTTTTAGTTTATCCACCGCCTGGGATATGAGCTCCTGACGGTGGGCGATGATGAGGAATCTCCGAGTCGGGTCTTCCTCGTACAGCTGCTTAATCAATGTAGCAAACACCACTGTCTTACCCGCGCCGGTTGGCAGCACGATCAGTGGGTAGCCTGTCTCTTTGTTAAACCAGCAGTGAGCTTCTTCCAAAGCTTTTTTCTGATAGTTTCGTAGTTCCATAGTTAGCTTAATCCTTCTCTGATTGCTTCATTTAGTTTTTCCCTCTCCTTTAAAGAGAGTTGCTTTAACTTTCTCAGGGCAAAGTCAACCTGGTCGGGCTCTTCATGGTTCAGGTAAGCATAAAACACAGCAAACGCCATGGTTTCCTGAATCAACATTCCGTAATTGACATCATCAGTTACATGCTTATCCAATAATTTATCCAGATCAGTACCAAACTCTGACATTTTTTCCTGTACTTTTTCTATATCAATGTCTTCCATTGTTTTCTCCAGTTAAGTTGCTTCAAACATCAGCTTGTTCTGCAACGGGTGAGTATCAACTCGAGGTCTGCTGGGGGTATCCCAGCTTCTTCCTCTAACTTCATGCACTAGCTTCCAGTTAGAAGCTTTCAAACTTGTACCTGTCTCAGAGTCAAGCACATAAGTAATTAGTCTTCGGTATCCAAGTGCCTTGGCCGCTCTCCAAGATGCACCATAAAGCATTGAGCAAGCATTCTTAGCGCCCGTGGTACAACATCGGTTAACCTCTAGGGTGTAGCCATCGTCTAATCCTCTGGCGACAGGACGGCCTACGATAGCTACCCCGACAACCTCTTCATCCTTCTCCACAGCTAGGCAGAACTTGTGGCCAACCACTGGCTTATGGTGCCGATGATGGTCAGCCACAAACTGGTTAGCTTCTGCTAGGCTGATCGGAGTTAGGTTCATCATATCTTTCAGTATCATTCATGACCTGTTCATGCTCATGCTGCGCACGTTCTTCTTCAGACATGTTCTCGAGTTCTTCAATGTACAACTCTTTTACTTTGCCCATGGGCGTTTTCCTTTTCTTCGTATTCTATGACCAGTTCCTCGCAATATTGTCTTGCTTTTCTTCTGGCCTCCCTGTGAGTAATTGGCTCACCTTCTTCATTGGAGAGGCATGAATATCCCATATAAACGCGACCGTCTTTACGCAGGATCGCGTAGAACAACTGAGCTTTTTGATCAAAATAAGTAATCATCTGCATGACTTCTCCTTTTCCCGAGCGGATAGAATTTTAAATGTCAATCCTTTATGTGAAATCTATCCACTAATTAGATGACCCCGTATCGGCACGGTGGGGTCAGACCGTGAGGCTCCGCCACAGGAATGGCGCTGGCCGAATAAAGTGGCGGATCGCCAGAAGGGAAATAACATTACTGCTGAGAGCCCCCTCTGGCGTTTGGTTCAGGACTCCGCCATGCCCTGGAAGATCCTCTCAGCAGGTGATCAGTCCCAATTAACCTGTTGTCCGGCAGGCTGTTGAGCCTGTGGTGCAGGTTGTGCAGGAGCAGCTTGCTGTTGTGGAGCAGCCTGTGCCTGTGGTTGAGCAGCCTGCGCATCAGGGGCAAGAAAAGACTTGATCTTGTTCTTCGGCGGATAGCCATTGTTGCTCCCTTCAATGCCGATGTTGGCCTGAAGAGGACGGTTCATGGCTGCTCCCAAGGTATTGGTATTCAACTGTGTGGTGTCCACATTGATCCCAGTGCCACGGGCAAAGCCTTTCAGTCGGCCTATGGCAACGTTAGGGTTCTTGCCAGTCAGCACAAACGTTTCAAAGACCCGACGATTCTCATGCGTAGGACCGACAATCTTGAACTGAATGTCGATGCCCTCGTTGCCAGAGTTATATGTCCTTTCTTCAAAAGACACAGCCTCGATCGTGTACTGTCCTTCAGGGACAGGTGTAAAGTCGCCTTGTTGGCTTTCGTCAACGCCGCTCCAGTCTGTTTGGTCTAATATACCCATGTTATTTCGCTCCTTTCTTAGCGGTTTTGGGTGGTTGTTGCGGAGCGAGGGCAGCTTTATAGGCTTCCAGAAACGCGCTCCATTCGAAGTTAAGTTTGTTGGGCAGTTCAACCCTGCTCTTTGCGTCATACCCTGCAGCGAACTTGGTAAAGAGGGCTCGATTGCCGTAGCTGATGCCACGGTTCTTCGATCCATCCTTCTGGACGTTCACTTCAAAGTTTGCGAAGAGGTTGAAATCAACCCAATCCTTGATCAGGGAATTGACCTGCTTGTGGCAGCGCATTTCCCACCTGTCATAAGGCTCATGGATCGCATCATTGAAGGGCTTCACTGCGACATGAGACAGAAGAATGATGTTCATTTTCCTGATGTCATGGCAGACCTGAAGTCCATCCAGTATACGAACCCAAGCCTCTTTGACTTTCACCTGGCCTTTGCCGAAGCCTGGTGTCTCAATTGAGTCCCAGCCTTCTTTCTCACAGACATGGCGTTCAGCCAAGATCGATGCAGCATCAGTGGTATCAAGACATAAAGTCTTGTATTCATGAGGGTCATTTGCCAGAGCCTTTACTTGATCAAGTAAATCTTGCCAAGTCATTGCAACTGGTAAACGAGGAGCCTCAATATATTTAAGGCCATCCTCTGCCTGTAGAAAAATCACATCGTCTGCTTTAGAAGCGAAGGTTGTTTTGCCTACGCCATCCGCACCTTGGATGTTGATTCTCACAGGTGGATAACCCAATGGGCCTTCTGGTACAGCAGTACTAATTGCTTGTGCTAGTAGACTCATTGTCTTCCTCCTTTGGTTTAATGGATTTGATAGACGGTTCACCTAGCTCAGTCGAGAGAGCAGCACTCATGCGTGTAGCTTCGCCGGAATTGGCAATAGCCCACTCTTTATACTTGCTCATATTGACTTTGTAGACGAACTGTCTGGTTAAAAAGGGAGGAAGATTCTCATCAGGGTGTTGGTACCAAAGGGTATGCAGTGCATCCTGATCCCAGGTATATTTTCTCTTGACTTCGAATGTCACACCAACAGACTTGTCGGTGTGTTGTCCTCCTGAATTGGAGAGCGGTTGATATTGCTGCCGCGCTTCTGGTGTATCAAGTATCTGTCGCTTGAACCTGGATAGGTCGCGCTTCATGTCCTCGATCATTTTTTCCTGTATAAAACACTGTCGAACTAATACCTCATAGTCCATAACTATTTCCTTTTCCTATCACACTTCTCTACTCTCAAAGCCGACTATAGTCTTCTATAAACATAATATCAAGCATTTATAAAAAACTTTTGACCCAGCAAAAACATCTGAGTAAGATGCCTAAACCCTTACATAAGAGAAAACCATGACCGTAAAGATTGAGAAGGGTGTTCCCATAGGGGAAGACTTCAGGCTCAAAGAAAATAAATTTGTGAAAGCGTTGCAGGAAATGGAGGTTGGAGATTCATTTCTTATTGATGAAAGTGAGGACGATCATCGATCTCAACTACAGAACATTACCTATCACGCGAAGAAGATGGATATAACAATTAAAGGAATCAAAGAGGATGAGCGAAGTCGTCGAATCCACCGGGTTGAATGAACTTAAACTGTTTCAACCTGAGTTCTCCGGCGAATCAATCAACCATGATCAAAAGGGTGAGTGGCTAACCGAACTTCTGGAGTATGGTGTTCACATCATCCCGTGTGGATCACCGCAGGACATTGTCCCTCAGTATTTCCGTAAGCGGCATCCGTTCGACGATGAGCTAGAGCTCAAGCAGAAATGGGCAAAGACCCCCCGTGTTAACTGGAGCCACTACCAGAGGACGCAGCCGAGCGAGATGGAAGTCAGCGCATGGCACCATGAATTCCCAGGTGCAAACTGGGCGGCAATCACAGGTATAAATTTCGCAGTCATTGATGCGGATAGTGAAGAGGCCATGGCGTGGATCAGGGATGGCAACATCACGCGCAGCCCATTGACACAGCGTACTCCTCGAGGCGGCGAGCACTACTTCTATAGCATTAGTCAGGCTGAAGTCAGGACCGGAGCGGGAAAGAATAAGATAGATACCAGGGGGGTCGGCGGCTATGTCATGGTCGCGCCGAGTCTTGGCTACACCATGCACTGTGAATCAAGCTATGGCGTGGGCAGCATGGATGACCTGCCTCCACTGACCTCAACAGATATACAGAGTATCTCAGCCTTTAATCATGGTGGGGAAGCCGAGCCTTCGATTCGGGAGAAGCTCGATGAGGATGCAGTCGAGGAAGGTGGCCGCAATGACAAGCTGGCACGCCTCGTAGGCAAATGGATTAAGGAAGGCTGGGGCATGAGGGAGATCCTCATCAAAGCGCAGGACTGGAACCAGAACTGTGATCCGCCCATGTCCATTGTCGAGACAGCGACAACGACACTGAGCATTTGTCAGGGCCATGTCAAAAGAAACCCCGAGGACATCAATGCAGGGGTGAACGAATGGGAAACCAGCCAGTGGCAGACCCAGATCAGTGAAGATCTCAAGCAGATACAGGAACAGGAAGACCCTGTTGAAGTCCCCGCGAAACCCGAGATGGGTCCACTGGGGCTCGTGCCATTCAACCATGAGGAATGGCAGGCCGATACAGAATCAGACCGCATTGACCAGTACTGGGGTGATGCGTTTATCTTTGAGCGCAGCAGGGTGTTGCTCTTGGGCAAGCCCAAGATCGGCAAATCAAACTTCCTTGGTGCCTTCGCCGCGGGTGCCTGTACCGGCACAGATTTCTTAGGTGTACCGTTCAGTCGTCCACTCAAAGTGATGTGGTTTCAGGCTGAGATCATCAAGGAGTTCATGAAAGACAGGATTGAAACCTACTTCAGGCGGTTTGCCTACGATGAAGACCTTGTCAGGATGGGATACCAGAACCTGATTGTATCAGGCAGGCTGCGTAAGAACCTGATGACTGACCAGGATATTCAGGCATTCCATGAAGAGATCCAGTACCACCAGCCGGACATTGTCATGATAGACCCTGTCATTAACTTCTTTGACGGTGAGGAGAACAGCAACACAGAGATTCGGAAACTGCTCGATCGCATTGACCGGCTGATTGAGTTGAATAACATTGCGGTTTTGCTGGCACACCACACGGGCAAGGAGAGGGCTGATGACAAGAGCTTTATGTCTGCCCGAGGTGGCAGTGTCTTCGCCGGTTGGTTCGACAGTGGTATTAAACTGGCTGGGGATAAACCCAACGTGCAGTTCTACTATGAGGCACGGAACGCAAGAGATCCCGATGAGCATCTGGCATCGTTCGACTTTAATCTAGGTGTATGGGAAGTATCAGACCTGATCAAGCGACCACAGGCCAAGCAGATCTCGGCAGAAGATGAAGTAGAGATTGCGAACCTGGTGCTGAAAGGCATGAAGGTAGATAAGTATTACAAGAGAGCAGAGTTAGAGTTGGTCGCTAAGTCACAACTGAGAAGACACAACAGAGCGAATGGGCAGAAAGCCTGTATGAAAGCTGTTAGTTATTTGCAGGTACATCTTGATCACAAGGTACTGACACACAGTCTACCCGGTCGAGCAATGTGGCATTACCTTGCGGAATCCACCGCACAGAAACCTTGGGAACAGGAGGAGTAAGATGCTGGAAGACATGCAGAAGATGGTGCAGCACATCAAGAACGTGGTGTCGGGACTGCTGGGTTCGCCGAAGCCGCCGAAGCCAGCTGAGAAACATCATCCGGATAAGAAACGCAAGCCGAAGCCCAAGCCCAAGAAGCCGAAACCCAGGGGTAAGCGCGCACGGGATGCGAAAGGCCGATACCTGAAAGACGATCCGAATACCCCAGAGAACGAGGCGTATATCAATGAAGATGACAAATAAAAGAAACATCAAGCAGGAATATATCTACAAGGCCAGGGTCACCCGTGTGGTGGATGGGGATACGATCGATGTAGATATCCCTGTCGGCTTCGGGATTATTAAGGCGAAGCAGCGATGCAGGGTGAACGGTATCGATACCCCTGAGAGTCGGACCCGCAACAAGGCAGAGAAAAAGCTGGGGCTGGCTGCGAAGGCGCGCATGAAAGAGTTGTGCTGCAAGGAGGTTTTCATCGAGAGCCTGGATGGCGGCAAGCTGGACAAGTACGGCCGGTTACTGACTAACCTCTACACCCTGGATGGTACGAACATCTGCGCTACGCTGATCAACGAGGGACATGCGGTCAAGTATACCGGCGGGAAGAAGAAACATGTCTGGGCTTGAGAAAGATACGCCTGACATGGTGAATTCACCCCCGCATTACAATGTTCAGGGTGCTGATGGCATTGAATGTATCGATGCTATACGGGCCAGCATGTCGAACAAAGAGTTCTGTGCTTACCTCAAGGGCAGCATCATGAAGTACCTGTGGCGGCATGAACATAAACACAATCCGCTGGAAGACCTGAACAAGGCACAGTGGTTCATGAATAAACTAAGGGATCACGTTGAAGGGTAGATGATGACTTATTTTGACGACGAAACTGTGGCAATTAACGTGACCCTGCTTGTCCCAAAGGGGGATAGTTGTTTGATCAGGAACTCCAGGCACTACGGGAGTTGCCACCACTATCGAGGCAAGTCCTGCCATGTCTTCAACAAAGTCATTGTTGATGGTAAGAAGTGTAAGAAGTGTCTGGAGTCTGAATAATGATTCATTATCATGGATGCCCCCTGAGTGGGGATACCTTAACGCAACTGGCATACAGCGGAAGACATGCAATGGTTTCGTTTGCCGCAAGAAGCCACATGGAGATTATTGCTGAAGTTTGCCAGTCATTCTGCATTGACAATGGTGCATATTCAGCATGGAAAAACGGCAAGCCCTTTGACATCAATGGGTTCGCTGATTTTATAGAGCGTTGGTACAGGCATCCCGGATTTGATTTTTATGTCATGCCCGATGTGATTGACGGGGATCACAACGACAACCAACTGATACGCAGCACTTGGTTTAAGACAGTCCCCAGAGAAATTTATAGCGCGGGTGTCCCTGTCTGGCATTTACATGAACCAATAGAAGTTCTCAGGGAAATGACCAATGCTTACCCACGGATCTGTCTTGGTTCGTCAGGTGAATATTCAACTGTCGGGACAGACAACTGGTGGCAGCGGATGGCTGAAGCAATGGATATCCTTACCGATGAGGCAGGCAGGCCCATCGTGAAACTCCATGGTCTGCGTATGCTTGACCCGACAATCTTCAGTCACCTGCCCCTCGCCAGCGCAGACAGTACAAATGTGGGAAGAAATATCGGCATGGATGGACGGTGGAAAGGGGCATACTCACCCCCTGATAAAAAGACACGAGCTATCGTGATGATGCAGAGAATAGAAAGCCATGCTTCTGCGTCCGTCTGGAGCGAAAGTTCCGGCGTTGCACAAAATTTAGATTTATTTGGATAGATGAAGTTAAAGGAGAGTGATATGAGTAAAGATTCTGTGGGTTGGGAAGGGTATATAACTGCTGAAGATAAAAAGCCTGTTCCCTTTGAACAGGAATTGATCGAGGTGTTAACGGATATTTCTATCCAGATTAATGTTCTGCCTGACAAGCTGGCTGATGCTATGGAGTACAGGCTTCGGGAGTTGGCCGAAGAAAAAGTGAATGGCGATGACGAAGAATACGATGACGATGACGAAGATAATAAGGAGAAGAAGAATGGCTGGGACTTATAGGGAATACTTTACTGTGTCTTACAGGGACGATCAGAGATTGGTCACACTGAACGACAACGCACGGCCTACTCGTGTGAAGCTGGAGAATAAGAAGGCTCGCAAGAAGGATCACAAGATTGCTGCTGATGCGCTTGAGAGGGACATCAACGACCTGATTAACAGGGCTATCGAGAGTGATACCCGTACCAGGTTGAGGAAGTGGCTTTAAAAAAACCTCGGCGCTTACGGCTCGCAAAAAACCTACGCCGAGGTCTGGGGAAGTTCGTCCAGTGACGCAGGGAAAAAGGAAATTAAACCCTGCGCAGACGAACAAAGCAGGATTGTAACAGAATGTTAATACCTTTTGACCCTTTTGAGGGTTGGTTTTATCAACGAAGGTGAAAAATAATTCCGGTGATTGAGGAGATAGATGTGGAAAAAGAGTATGGATTTAGAGTAAATGTTACAAAAACTAAGCATTACCTGGTGAGAGCATATAGTTTAGTTCATGCGGAGAAAAAACTTGATCAGTATTTTGATGATCGAAAAAAGTCTCATGATGATTTCGATTGGATTGAAGTAGACAAGGCTGGCCGTAGCTATACGGACAGTAACGAGGTGAGGGAAATAGAACCTCTTGATCCGTGAACAGCGAAAACACTTACGCATGAAAGTTAAAGTAGTTTCGAGGCAAAAGTATGGTGCAATCGGAGGGGTTTTCAAAATTGCACCTTACTCGTTTTTTTGGGAGAAAGTTTAATGATATCAATGGGTTAAGGGTAGGTGCAGTAGGTGCAGCGTTGCACCGCCTTGCAAGCGTTGCACCGTACTCTGTAGCCCAGTAAAAACGGGTAGGTGCAATGGTGCACATGGTGCACTCCCTAAAGGGAGAGACATATAACTATGATCTCTACCTACTCCCCAGGGAGGGGCCGGAAGAAAAAAAAGTTTAAGAGGGGGTAAAAAAAACAGGATGGAAAAAATGAGAAGGGAGGGTTTATGATAGGCAAAATTTCTGAGCCAGAGGTGGATGACCAGGTGAGTGAGCTTGAGAGGAATAATCAAATGATCGAAGCCGAGGAAACAAATCACAACATGCTGTTTGATGCTGATGAGTTTGCCAAGCGTGGGCTTTCGAAGAAGCGGCAGTTGACCCCGAAGCAGGAGAAGTTTGCCCAGTTGTTTGTGCATCATGACTTGACGAAGAAGGAGTGTGCCTTGCAGGCAGGGTATGCGCACCCCGGTATGATGGCTTCAAATCTTTTGCATCATGTGCAGTACAAGCATGTCCAGGATAGGATCGCGGAACTTACTGAAGCCAAGCAGTTGAAGTACGGGATTAATTTCGAGAAGGTATCAAGGGATTTGCAGATGATACGGGATGCAGCACTGGAGGATGGTGCTTATGGACCTGCCGTACAGGCAGAGATGGGCAGGGCAAAACTTGCGGGTCTGTTGATTGACAAGAAGGAGATTAAGACAGGAAAGATTGACCAGATGGATCGGTCAGAGGTAGAGGCACGGCTCCGCAGCCTGATTGAAAAGCACGAGTTGGTGCAGGCATCAGGCCAGATGGTGGAGATGGAAGAGGTTGAAGAGGCGGAAGAGGTAGTAGAAATGGGGGCTGAAGAAGATCATAATATTAATGAAGACATAATGGAGATCGATGAGTAGAATGGTCGAGCGGTTAACTAAAAATGCCATCGATGAAAAGATGGAACGACAAGGAGAAAAAGATATGCATGTTATTGTTAGTATTGCAGCACTTACAGTCTTAGCCGTGCTTGCGCTTGATTCATTTGGCATGTTGCCGGAAGAGGTAGCAGAGGCAGAAGTAAAAGAGGTAGCCCCTGTCGAGGTCGCAATGGCAGAGCCAGAGGTAGTTGAAGTAGCCGAGTCAGATGTTGAGGAAGAATCCGAGGCTGATGATGAGGGTGAAGGAGAGGGTGAAGCGGGAGAGCGTTAAGCTCTCCACACCTCCGGCCTGAATGTATGACGCTTGCGGTCTTTCTTGGTGACCCGACTTTTGTTTTGAAGCGAGCTCTTCAGGAGGAACATTTTCTGCCGATGGTTGTTTGAACAGTAACGATCATCACCATGGACAGTTGATTGTCCGTTTGAATTGCTCTTAAAAGTCTGGCCACACCAGGTGCAGGCATACTCCCGAACCTTACGAAGTTTGTGCATGGTGGCTGAGTTATCTCTCAGCCCACCTCGCGTTTCTTTCTTCATGAGTCCTCCTCTTCTAAAAGACGAAGGGGAGTCATGTAAAATTCCATTGTTACGCTTTCTTGAACAGGGTATGTCGCCTCTATAGGCTTGCTCTTTTCCTTATCGACAATCAACTCCCCCTTGTTATTGCGCTTTAGCGTGCAGTCTTTGTTGCGTTTGTATTCGGTACGCAGATGGTAGATATTGACCCAAACTTCAATGGAGTCAGCGCCAACATTCATGTCAACGCCATATTCCTTTTTGATGTAGTCTTGAGCAGCCTGAACCAGTTGGTATCCGTCCAGTTGAATTTGCATAGTGCTTTCCTTTTTTAGTTTATGGTTAACCACAACCTGAGTTGTGATGTTTCATCAAGTTCATTCAGGATCAGGTGCTTGTCATTAAGTACCTTCTTTGAATTCGCTAGGTGAATGGGTGTCGGTCGCTTGTTTGTTTCATAAAGCAACGGTTTGTCCCTGTCTAAGTCGATGATGTGAATGCGGTTACGCAGTGCCTTGCGCATAGCTTCACGGGTGAGGTGTTCATTGAGAAGGTTAGACACCAGTACATCAACGAAGGCAAAGCTGTCGCAGCTGTCTTTGTTTATCTGATGGTAAACCTCTTTCCTTGCGCGCTTGCAGAACAGGTAGGATCTTCGAACCAGATCCTTGGTTATTACAGGTGTGCATATTTTTCTTGGCGTGTAGTAATGGTTACCACCACGCCCGTCATTACCAACCTTCATGATCCTTTCGCCATCGAGATGGACCTGCGCGCTGAAATGATGTGAGTCGTTTGAACTCGCAGGGTTATGCTCGACAGACCTGAGACTCACACCGGATTCATATTCCGATGTGAGCTTGGTGTTCCTGATGAGTTTATGGATCATGGTTCGATCTCCTCAATCCCTTCGTAGAAGAAGCCTTGAAACTCGCAGTTCTTTGGCTGCTTGTTCTTCCATTCCCTGTCAGGGTCTTCGACTAGGTTAGGCCACTTGACGTTGTCATCGTCTGCGCGCTCGTATTGCAGATCGATGCCCATGGTTCTAAGTTTGTCAGGATCAGTGCCTAGACTCTTGGCTTCAGGGTAGTTCATCTCACCCAGCAGTTCGTAGTAGTCCTTGCCGCCGAAGACACCGTAGCCTTCGTAGTCTGATTCGGTGTAGCGATTCCCTTTGTCATCCAGCATGTGAACCGTGAACGTGTCACGGCAACTGTATTGGTTCGATATGCTTCGATCAGTGTCATTGGTTTTCCAACTAAACATTCCCATTGTTATATCTCCTCTAGTCTTTTGTTCAAAGTTGTCCATGCTTTAGCAGCCGTCTGTGGTACTACTCCGTTCCCCAAGAGCCTAATTCTGTCCACCCTGTCGGGACACCCATCAACCACTCGACCCACGTTGGGTTCAGGCAGCCAGTCGGTTGGTCTGGGTCTTTCGCCTTCGCGCACAGGTAGTGTCGCTTGTGCATGTGGGTGTGGCTCTTGCTGCCCACTGCCCCGCAATCCTTGTACTCCGATGCCCGTGGTGTCGGCCAGAGATTCTGCCTCGCCATCGACTCCAGCGAGTGGCGAACCTTGCCTGTCCGTCCCGCTGCCCCACCTTGGTTGTTCCCGTAGGGGGTGGCTGATGGTGTCGGATACAGTTCCTCTTTGTAAATCTCCATCGCCCTTGGGTTCACTTGCTCCCGCAGATTTGATGGACGCGACCGCCCCTTCCGAACTGTCTGAGCCTGTCTCCTCAATGTCTCTTCTGCTTTGGGCGGGAGATAGTCCATGGTGTTTGGCGTTGCCCAAGAGGAAGACTCGCTTTCTCTGGTGAGGCGCGCCGACTTCAGACGCTGAGAATATTCCCCACGTTGAGTCGTAACCATCTTCTTCCAGATCGCTGATGACGCTGTTGAGTCCAAGCGAGATGTGTCCTTCGACGTTTTCGAAGAAGCATTGAAGAGGGTTAATTGTTCTGACATGTCGTCGGATGTGCGGCCAGAGATGTCGGGGATCTTCTTCTCCTCTTCTTTTTCCAGCCGCGCTAAACGGTTGGCACGGATATCCGCCCAGTAAGATGTCAACGCAGTCTCGAAAGATGTGTGCTGGGAAGGTTTTAAGATCCGTCCAAACAGGGGCGGCATCCAACTCACCCGATTCCATCTTCGCGACCAAGTTGGCAATGGCGAAGGCTTCGATCTCCACATAAGCGATGACCCGATGGTTGATTCCAGCAAGGTCAAGTCCTCTTTCGATGCCACCGTATCCGGCACAAAAGCTAATGACGTTTGCGGGTTGGTTAGTTGATAGTTCTTCGGCAGTATCCACATTTATTTCTCCTTCAATACTTCGTTATTCTGAAAGTTCTTCATCGCATAAATAAAATCAGGATCGACTTCTTTGTTTAGGTGATCAACGAAGCATTCCACATCGAGAATACCATTCCATGCAGCAGCCCACTTAGTCAGCCATCTTTCCTGATCATCGTTTAATTCTTTTGAGGCCAGCAGGTCATCAGCAGACCAACACTCCAGCCCTTCGTTGTCACACCAAGCGTTTAAGATTCTTGTCAACTGGTCTAGTGCGTTGGCTTGCAGGTGCGACAACTGAGGTATCATTAGTTTAATGTTGTTCATATCTCCTCCTTCTCAAAAAATCTTCCAAGGATTTCCTCGACACAATCAGCGGCATCACAGAATTTATCCTGTGCGTCATCGGTGTATGATTCATTGCCATCCGCATCTTCCTGCCGTGGATTGTCGAGTGCTGACTCCTCCACATGCCATGCAGCCAACTCTACATACAGTTCAACCCAAATTTCTGGAGGTATACTTATCTTGCTCATGCTTGTTCTCCTTAGATAACTGGAATAGTGTCTAGATTTTTAAAGTTTGTTCCCAATGCTCCAGCATCATTGCCTTCGTCATCAGACATAGGGAAAAACCCTGTGCCATTATCCAGTTCAATGATTATTGATTTTCTGTACCAGCCAGAAGCCTCCTGCTCTTCATCTGTCATGTATCTCACATTGGTAATGACTTTACCCATCAGATGATTACGAGCCTCGCCTGTCCACTTGGCAATAATTCTCTGCTCTTCCTTGCGTCTATCTATCTTGTCTTTTAGGTTCATTTCTCACCCCCATAGGTTGTCTTCTTGGTTATGTTGTCCATCATTTGGCCGAGTTCTATGAGTTCCGAACGTGCCTTCTCCTTTCCTGCCGGAGTGCCGTGTTCCAAATCGAACAGGTATAGTTTGATTCTGGTTTCCCACTCGGGGATGTATGTTGCTTCGATTGTTTCTTGTTGTGCGCTCATCTTAGTTTCCTTTTTTGTTAATAGAATTTATGTCAATACCAGAGAGTCCAGCGTGTGCCTCTGTGATAGGTTCAATGTCGGATGTATCCGACTGTCGTGAATGCAGTGTTATGTCACCACCCGACATCAGTT